GTAGCCTTCCAGCGAATGGAACGGAATCCCGCACATGGGGATGGACTGGCCGGCCGACTGACCGCGGGCGGTCAGGGTGATATCCAGCAGTTTCGCGGCCTTTTTCGCATCTTCGTAGAAGATCTCGTAGAAGTCGCCCATGCGGTAGAACATCAGCTGGTCCGGGTGCTGGTTTTTCAGCTTCCAGTACTGCTGCATCATTGGTGTGTGGTCGGAAAGACTGGACATTCAAGGCCTTACAGCTAGGTGTCTGCTAGACAAACCCCAATTGTCTAATATTTGTCCGCTGGACGCTACCGTGGATCCGACCGATTTCTGTGCGAAATCTCATGGACCAATGCCGACGACAAAGTGACAGAAGGGACAAAGGGGGCTTATATTTACAGCATTTGTTCCTGCTCACCTTCGATGACCGGTTGTCGAGGAAAGGGTGTTTGGATGTACAGTATCAGTAACGGAGCTTCATTATGAGTTTGCCCGAAATCAAGGAATGGCATGTTGAAACGCTGAGGCTTACGCTTTTCAGCACCGAGGCGGTTAACGCATCCGGGCGAGGTTGGTGGAAATCTGTAGTTCAGGTTGATCCAGAATCGATACTGAATCGTCAAAGCGCTGGCGAGTACTCGGAGTCAGGTGAGTTTCTGGGCGGTCAGTTTGATATGCGAGTTGTATTCAATCGTGTTGATTGGATTCTTTCGTACCCGTTCTCTGATATGCCAGGGGCTCCTGCGCCTGGGGATTTTTCAGTACTTGTTAATAAGTGGCTTCAGCTATTAAAGTCGTGGCTTGATAATGTTGAATTTCCAGTCACTCGCATAGCAGCGGGTGCTGTGCTGTTAAAGAAAACTGAAAGCGGAAGCGCTGGGAATGCTCTGCTTGGTGAGTACTTTCAGATCTTGAATATCGGAGATCCAGACGCGATAGCTGATCTTCTGTTGCAGGCTAATTCACCCGTTATGTTTAAGTCAGTCGATGGTCTGAGACATAACAGAATATCAAAGATGGCTGTTCTAGATCGTCAAATGATTACGATTGGTCCAGCAGGCTTCCCGACTACAGTCGTAGATACGGTTCTGCGAAACGAGCTGGATATGAGTTCCGCTGTGGATAATTTTGAGCACATTCCTTCCGAGAGTTTGCATCCGCTCACTGTTGAAATGGCTGATGCCTTCATGGGCATACTTCAGTATGGATTAGTGAATGAAAAAATTCAGTGATTATTCGGAAGTTTTCTTGTCGACCAGTGCAGCCAGTACCGGTGACTTTTTTAGTCCTTTATCAAAAAGTTTTTGTACGAAGCAGCAGGTTCTATTTTCCGGTTGGGGTGAGGCGGATTATTTCTCCAACCTGAGCGTTCGGATGGAAACTCATACTCATGCTCAGAGTCGTAAGGTTCGCGTAGGTAGTAATAGTACTTTTCACTCGATGCGTGAAAATATTGAGGACACGATCGCTGATTTTGAGTCTGCGAGAGACATGATTTATCATTGGGAAAAGCATGAGCGAGGTAGACTTGCCTCGGTGTATGCGGTGTATTTTGTCGAGAAAAACTTTTCATTGATGAATCTTGAAGTGATTAACTCTCTTCTGTTGACCGCTAAACCTGCGCGCTTGACAGCTTGGTCGATGGTTTCTCTGCTGAGATCTTCTTTCTCTGCTCGTCATCTTCTCCCTGGTTGGACAGTGTTTTATCAAGCTGTAAAGGAAGAGCTCAAAGATAACGAGCGGGCTCCGAAACTTTTAGCCGGGCTTGATCAGTAAGTGTCTATCGGCGCAGTGTTAGGGAAACGCATGAAAATTGAATTAAAAAAGCATGATGCTGAACTGCCAGATGACGTAAATTTAGCTTTGGTTATCTGTGGTGATACGTCGGAGAATGGCCAGAGGCATACGGGGTTTGTGGTTAGAAACTTGCTGGGTGAGTATTGGATTTTTCATCTGGGTGGCAATAATCGCTATCTGAAAAGCAAGTTTTCTCCGAGCTATAGGTATCTTTTGGTTCCAGTGTTGCAACCCGAAACTGAATCGTCGATTATTGGCTTTTTAAGTATAATTCACGAACTTACCTCCGGGAATATTCCCTACTCGATAGGTTGGGATGATAAACAATATTTTGACGAAAAGAACGCGTTGATTCCCCTTGATGCTGGCGATGGCTTTACATGCGCTACTTTCGTTTTGGAGTCTTTTAAACGCTATGGACTGGATATGGTTGATCGCAAGACCTGGCCAATTACTAGTAAAGATTCGGAATGGCAGGATGGTATCATTAGAGTCGCTCAGCTCAGACCTGAGCAATTTGTTGCGCAAGTGGAAAAAGTTGGCAAATATCCCCGCTTTAGACCTGAGCATGCATTAGGCGCTGCTCACTATTTTACCAATGAGCAGTTACCGTATTCGACTGTCGCTCCAGCCGGGTTAGAGGTTGTTGCTGAAATGGTCCGGCTCTCCGCCTAAACTTATGATACTGCGTTCAGTTGATTGCAAGGCCTCATTTGGGGTTGATGCTCCCCGTCCAGAGTATTGCGGTCGGACGGGGGATGTTGGATGAGAAGGTTTTGTTTTGGGTTTATGATTTTGGCAGGGTTGGGGGTTGCGCTACGTTAACCTCGCGCAGTCTCAGATAGCGTCTCGTCATCTTGGCATCCGTGTGCCCGCCTAGCTTCTGAGCGTCATTTCCTTGCTTGTCGGTATCTGTAAGCGATTTTGCCCTTAGATCATGGATGGTTGCGCCAGAGACCTTAGCGTTATCACAGGCTTTCCTAAAAGCATCCTTCACCGTCTCGTAAGAAACCGGCTTGCCGCCGCTGCGGGTGCAGAACAAGGTGAGCCCCCTAACTTTCCTCGGGATCGCCTTGGCCCTCGCAATCAGCTGCTCCAGGTCAGCGGTCATGCCCACAATGAGCTTAGCCCCAGTCTTCTGCTGGTCGAAGGCGATGCCCTTGTCGCTGATGTCCGATAGCTTTATTGCCAGTACATCGCCGATTCGCTGGCCTGTGAGGTAGCACATTTCGAGGATCGAACGTATGTACGGGGATGCCGCATCGCAAATCGCTGAAAACTCCTCGTCGGTTATGTACCGGTCTCGCTTCTTCTCGGTGTGCCGCTTGACCCCTGTGCATGGGTTGGAATCGACTATCTGTTGCTCCAAGGCATAGTTGAACACCATTCGCAGGAAGGAGATAACCCGGTTTGCCATGTTCGGCGTGTCAGACATGTGCAGCTTGAGCGCTGCCACATGCCTCGGCAGCACCTGGCGAGGCTCGAACTCGGCCAAATACTTCTTCAGCTTCTCGGCGGAGGCCTCGTACTGCTTGATAGTGTTCTCGGCCAGGCGCTTACGCATGGCGTCCAGGGCGTCATCAATCAGCTTTGGCATCGCGCCTTGGCTTTTGCCGCCCATGATTTTGGCGTAGGCCAGCAGGGCGCCTTGGTAGTCCTTGTCGAGGCGCTCCCACTTTCCCTTCCTGACCAGGTAGTACGCCCCGTGCTTCATGTACATGCACGGGGGTAGGTGCCTATCCTTCTTTCGCGGCCGCATCGGTCGTCCCTTCTATCCAAGCCGGAGTTCCGGCCCTTTCTTCTCAGCCTTGCCGCCCAGACGGGCGATCACGACTTGCCTCAGCACCTTCGGTTTCCCATCGGCGCCCATTACATATCCAAACTTCTCGCCCTGCAGCCAGCGGACCTGGTCCTTTGGGCGGAGGTAGCCTGTCATGTCGGCTACTTCATCCGGTGTCATGAACATGGTTGGTCTCCACGCCGCCGGTGGCGGCAGGTTCTGGGTTAGTCGCAGCTGCTTGAACTGGAGCTGCTATCGCTTGAACTACTGCTGTCGCTCGACGAGTAACCGCCGCCGCTGTCGTATCTGCTGTAGTCACGGCTGGAGCAGGAGCTGCTGGTACTGCGCGATGGTTCGTAGTTGTCGGCCTGGTAGGCTGGATGCAGCGGGCTGACGGGGCTCAACGGGTTGAGCGGATCAAGCATCGGATCTTGCCTGCCGGCTGCCGGGCTGTGTCCGCGTGCGAACCCTGTCGGTGCCATAACCGGGCGCGGCTCGGGCTTCTTCTTTCGCTTGAACATGCGAGCTAAGAAATTGAGCATGAGTCTCTCCATGCCCGCTCATGTCGGCGGGCTTGAGTAGTAGGGGGTGGTGTTACTTGATTCGGCCGGTGAGCCGTTCTCGCCAGGTCAGGCGCCGGGGCAGATGCTCGCGGTCATCGATCTCGACCACCACATAGGCTGTGCGGTCAAACGTAGCGTCACGGCGTGCTGCGAGTAGACATGCTTCGTCATCGGCGCCTTGGGCTGTTCTGGCGGCCAGCTCATGGACATCGAAGCCTTTGCTCTCTACGTGCCAGCCGTGCACGACGGCAACGAACCGGCTCATCGCGGCCCCCGGTAGATGAGGTAGGCCATGTAGGCGAGGGCGATCATGCCTGGGCCTCCTGCTGCACACCAAGTTCTCCAAGCACCTCGGTGGCGATGGCAAAGCCGGGGCTACCCAGCGGGCATTCCTTGATGATGCGGTTGAGGCCATCGATCAGGTCGCGGGCAGTGCCGATCATCATGTCGGCGTCGGCGTCCATATCCAAGCCGAGCGCTTCGCCAATGCTGCCGATGGAGACACAGGCATCCAACAGCATGCGCTTGTTGCGCTCGGCGTCCTTGCGCAGCGCTTCGTTCTCGGCGAAAAGCTCAAGGGCACCTTCGGCCAAGTACCTGTGTTGTTCGTCGCAGCAGAACCGTCGGTCGTTCATCACCCGCTCAGCCAGCGCTTTCAATGCTTCTCGATTCACGGTATCAGCTCCTTCGGCACTTGAATGGTATCGCCGAGCTTGTAGTGGACCAGGCCCCGGCAGAACGCAACCAGGGCAGTGGGGCCGTAGCACCAAACTCCTGCGCCGGCGGGGCCGCCTGCATAGCAGGTGTCTTCGGGAAGGCCGGGTATGTGTTGAGCGGTGCCTTTGTGCTTGTCGATCAGCCGGCCTCCGTGGTCCCAGTGAGACGATGGGCGATAGCCGAAACCTTCGGTTGCGCCGCGGATGCTGATGCTGATGGGGTCAGTTGGGGTACGCCATACCGTTGTTCGGCATACAGGATCTCCTTCGAAACCCTCGGCCCTTGCGACGGCCCAGTCCAGCGGAGCGCCGACCAGGTTGGATACCCTCACTTCGATCAGATCGGTCATGGCTTCACCTGCATCGGATAGGGCGGCTGGGTTGAGATGGACAGCGAGCCGATCAGCGGAAGTCGTGCCCAAGCACCGAAGTGGCCATGGCCAACGAAGTACCGGGTGCCTGCAGCCATGGATGGTCCGAAGGCCGGAAGGCACAGCGCCTTCTTTGGCTTTCGCCACCAGACCGCCCAGCGCCAGTAGCCACATTTCAGCGCCCAGCTGGCGACAACGGCCTCATCTTTGCCGCCGTAGCACCAGTTCAGTCCAAGGAACAGCTTTCCAATCTTCACAGCTGATACCTCTCATCAATCCAGCGCCCAGGCGCCAATGCGGGTGTAGGTTCGGGTTGTGTTTCGTGCGGGGAGAGCTGGCGCTGGTTGCCGGCCTGCAGCTGGCTGTCGGGGATGCAGCTCAGGCCGCCCGAGTAGGACCAGCACGTCACTGCACGCTGGTCGTCGTGAAACACCTGGAACACGTAGGGCATGCCTCGTGTTTCGCGTGGGTCTGCGCTGGCGCCGGTGGCCAGCAGCAGGAGGCAGAGGGCGAGGCGGGTCATGCGCGACGGCCCTCAATGTCCGCTTCGGTTATCGTGTACTCCACGACGTTTTCCACGCGGTAGAACGGGGTAGGGCTCAGGTGCTTGGCCGCCCAGGCCTTGAGCAGGGTTTGCAGCTCGTGCTCGGCCAGCGATGGCACGGCCGGCCAGTCCTCCGCGGCCTCACCGCAGTCATCCCAGGCACGCTCTCCGATCATCTCGATGATGTGCTTGGTGTCGATGTAGGCCGCAGGGTCTGGGCGCACAGCGTTGCCGCGGTAGACGGTGGAGCCGGCCACGAGTTCTTCGTGGTCATCGAGCAAATCGCCCAGGCTCTCACAGCGGAACGTTTCGTCGTCGACAGACCAGGTCTCGCCGGTCAGCAGGCGTGATTCAGACATGGGGATTCCTTGGCCGCCATATCGCGGCAGTGAATAGAGGGGGAGGAGTTACAGTTGGATGGAGTACAAATGTTCTCTACAGCGCGAGTTCGGTCTGTGGCTCGCGCTGCCAGATCGGTGAACTGGTGTGTGCTTCGATACGATCAGCGATCACGCTGGCCCGCTGGCCGGCGGAAGGCGGGGTGTACATGCCGAAGCGGCTGATGCTGCCGCCGTTCACTGCAGCGTTCGTGCTGTCAGCCGATGTGAGCGGCAGACTCTGGAAGATCGCCGGGTCAAGCATCCGCAGGCCGTGCAGGCGGCATATTGGCCGGCCTTGGTCATCACATACTGCGTCCATTGCGGCGCCCATGCGCTTCCACCATGCTGCGGTGCCCGGCGAGCGCCACTGGCCTGAACTGCCTAGGGCAACCGTGCGCCAGGACTTGGCCAGGCGCTGCAGGCGCTCGATCGACTCATGCATGTGCCAGACCGGCACACCGGGCAGATGGCCAGGCCATTGCTCGAGCAGCCGATCGTTGGCGTCTTCGTCCCCGTCGATCACGTCAGGGATCAGGGCCCAGTCGAATCCGGGGTGCCGGTGCCAGTCACCCACCCAGCGGGTGTACCCTTCGACATCTACTTGGCCGCCTTTCTTCCAGACGGTGAACGCGCCGTTATCGAAAACGAAGGACTGGCAGGCCTCGGCGACAATACCCATGTCGTCCTGGCGTGGGAATGGCACTAGTGCATGGCGACCGGCCAGAAACCGTGCTGCATCCTGGCGACTGCCGCCTATGGGCGTGCCGTGGTAATGAATCATCCGGTAAGCCTCGATGGTTTCAAATCAACCGGCGCGCTCGGCTCTGCGCTGGCGGATAGGTAAAAGGCCTTGATCTCGCGCTTAAGCTGCGTTCCGATGTCATGCTTGTAGGCTTCATCAAGGAAGGCTAGCGCTTCGACCAGCAGGGCGCGCAGGGTGTCGCGCTCGTTCGCGCACGCTGACAACGCCTGATCCATTCGCCGGCGCTCCAGGCGCAGTCGCTCAACCTCGCCAGGATCGGCGTGGGTGTAGAGCGGGAATACCTCGTACTCGAAACCATCCACTAGGCAGCCGCTAGCCTCTGGCTTCTCGGTAAAGAACCACGACATGCCGGGCTTGGCATGTCGATAGCGCCACGCGACCGGCTCGCCGTGGTGCTGCTTGGCTCTCGCATTCCACAACTCGACCGCCTTGTCGCGGCCTGGTTGCTCCTCACCTTCATTTTGCGCCACGCCCACTGGACCACGGGCCAGGCAGGCCTCATGCGGCCCGGTCAGACCTTGGCAGATCACCACTGAAGCGTCGCTGTCTATGCGCTCGATGAGGAAGTCCTGCTGGCCGCAGAACGGACATGGCAGCATATCGCTGACCATCTCTGTATTGCTGGATCGGTTTTCTGTGGGCATGGGGATACCTCGCCGGGGTGACTTCAAAAGGATTCGAGATAGGCGGCTATGAATTGCGCCGCCGCTTCAGCATTGATGGCGTTTCCGTAGGCGCGCAGGCGTCCCACTCTTGAGGTAGTCCCATGAGCCAGCGGGAATGTGCCGGGTTCAACTGGCCGCCACTTTCCATCCCGGCAGAAGAGCCAATCAGCATTTGCCCACAGGCCGTTAACCGGGCCGGTTGTGGCGATTCGCGTAGTAGGGCTGCAGTCTCCGAAAGCCCCATCATCCCCGGGCGCGGCGCCACGTTTCCCTGCTTGATGGCATCGGTCGCCGTGCAAGTTGGCCACCCGGCCAGATAGGCCTGTCTCGGCAGCTGATCGTTGCGATCCTTGCCGTCCCGCTGGGCCACCATGCCCGGCGTATCCTTCCAGTCGCGGGTCGTTGGCGTGGTCCAGCCCGACAAGCATGCTGCTGCTGCCAAGTCCGGACCGTGATTCCGCATTGCCTCGAGCAATCCGCCCTCGAATGTGCGTACGCCCTTGTCTGCCAGCGCGGCTGTTGGCGTTGGCCACCCAGTACGTGCGGTCTCGGATGTGCGGAGAACCGACGCCCGCAGACGGGAACGCGATAGCCCCGAAGGCATAAACCATGGCTTCCATGTCAGCTTGTACAAGGTCGAGCCAAGGCTCTGCGTCCTTGCTTGCAACCTGCTCTCCAAAGACGACTGCAGGCTGGCGCTCGCTGATGAGCCAATGGAAGTGCGGCCAGAGGTGCCGCTTGTCATCAAACCCATCTCCTTGGCCTGCCGAGGAGAAAGGTTGGCACGGACAGGAACCGGTCCAAACAGGTCGATCATCTGACCAGCCGGCGCGGCGAAGGGCGTAGGACCAAACGCCGACACCGGCGAAGAAGTGGCATTGGGTGTAGGGCTTGAGGTCATCTGGGTGAACATCCTCGATCGATCGTTCGTCAACGTCACCTGGCGCAATGTGGCCCGCTGCGATCAGATTGCGGAGCCACTGCGCAGCGTATTGGTCGATTTCGTTGTAATACGCAGACATGGGCGGTCCTCGCCAAGGCGGCGTGAAGTTTTAAATGGAAAGGGTTATTCGCAGAGGCCGTAGGCCGAAGAGCAGCTGTTCTGGCTGTCCGTCCGAGCGATTAGATCAACCATGTCAAACTGGCGGCCACCGCGCGCGGTATTGGCCCAGTCGACCATGCGGTCGATGCCATGGGTAGTAGCGCTAACCTTGTCCTCAGACCTGACGGTGGGATCGGTCACCGTAGCGAAGAAGGTCGCAGCCCCGCGCTTGCTAGCGATGCTGACTAGCCGCTCCCACTCGCGCACTCTGGCCACCTCTTCCGGCCACCTGGCGGCGATCTCTCGCAGCTCATCCTTTGCGCACATAATGCAGGGCATGCAGCCGACGCGATTGCAGCCCTGAAGGTATAGTGGGTTCGGCTTGATCCCAGCGGCGCGGTGAGCTTCAAATACGGCCTCGACTGGCCACTTGAGAATTGGCCGGTAATTGAACAGGCCGCCGCCGACCTCGTCGCACTCAGGTAGGTACCGCCTGCTCAGTGACTCATCAGCTCGCACACCTTGCCAAGACAGCAAAAGGTTCTCGCCGGTCATCAGCGGCATGAAAACGTCCTCAATGATCGGGTTTCGCTTCAGCTCGTCCGTGCAAAATCGGGCCTTGGTGCTGGGGAACCGGCCTTTCCAGAGGCACATGTCGAGGAACGGGTTGCCCGTGGGGTGCAGCACTTCCAGGGCGGCCAGCACTACCGCCTCTGGCACTCCTTTTTCGCGCCACTTCGTTTCGATGAACTTGCGCTTGCCGGCGATCTGCCGAGCAAAGTCAGCCTTTACCCAGCGGATAGGCACCCCAACGGCCTCGGCTAGGTAGTGCACGTATTCATAGGTGGCCGGGTGTTCGTGCCCGGTGTCTGCAAAGACTGCGCTGAGGTTCGGCACCTCCAGCTCGCGAGCGACCAGAAGGGTGGCCGTGCTGTCTTTACCGCCGCTCATGCTGACGATGTTGTATTCGGCCATCGTGTGGTCCTTGCGTGCATGCGCCGCCCTCGCCGGGGAGGCGTTATCGTTGAATAGGGGAAGGAGCTGGCGGGCAGCGCCGAAGGGTCAGTAGTCCGAGTGGCTGTAGCGAATGTCGCCGGTGTAGATCTCTTCGAAATCGATCTTCACGCCACCGGTGTAGATGTTGAGTAGTAACGCCTCGATGCCGTAAGTCGCGCCCAGGTACAGGCTTTTCTTCGGGTCGTACTCATTGACTGTAAGGTCGAAGCACTCGCCGTCGCTACGGAACATCATTTTTACCGAGCAAGACCATTTGTCTTTGTTCTGCTCGGCGTCGGCATAAAGCTGCCAATAGCCTTCGCAGACACCTTCTGACTTTTCAATGATGATGGATGGCCCTTCCTCTCCAGCGATATCGGACCGTTCCTCGAAGGCCCTGGTGATCTGCTTGACCAACTCAGTGAGCGTCATGCGGGCCGGAAGTGGCTTCAGCATCGCCGTGAGCTTTTCCTCGATCGTTTGCTTTACTGCCTGGTTTTGCATGTTCTCCAGGTAGCTGGAAACAGTCTTCAGCACAAGGTCGCCATATCGACCGATGTCCTGTACATCGGTCGGCATCACGCTTGCTAGCTTTTCATTGAGCAACTTCTCGAACGGCGACCTGTAGCTGAACTGTTCTTCGATGGCGCGTTTCACTGTCGCTTCCACGTTTTTCTCGATGATCGGTTGCAGCTTTTCCAGGCTCAGCGCAGCGGCTACCGATTCGGCGACGATTCCTTCGATATTGATGTCGAGTTGCATGGTGATTCTCCTGGGCATGCGCCGCCCTCCGTGGCCGGATGCGGCATGGTGGCAATTTGGGTTGGTGCTGTGATATCAAAAAGAGGGCATTCCGCCCTTCAAGGAGCAACAAATGGCGTACATGGTCGACACGCTGCTGCGCGTAGCAGAGGCAGGTGGAAGCTTGGTTCTGGGAGCTGGCTATATGCCTGACAGCTTGGTCCGAATTGCTACAACGATGAGGGGGCGAGGAGGGCACTTGACGATCCGAGCTCCAGGCCTCCTTGCGGACACCATGGTAAGAGTATCCGCTGCAGCCCCGGGTCAGGTTACCTTTGACCTGTCTTGAGGCGTGATCAGTTCGTCGCCAGGGTCGCGCCTCAGTTCGGCCATGCTCGCTTCAATGAACTGACGCGCTAGTTTTTGCGAGATGTAAAAAGCTGGCGCGTCAGGCCGTTCGAGGCGGCGCGCCCGCTCTTCAGGTTCCTGCGCGATCCACGAAAGGGCCAGGTCCTGCCAGAGCTCCTGCACCTGGTCGTAACCGTGGTGCTCGATCTCGGCAGCCATAGCCGACTTGATCCCAGCGGGCATGTTGAAGAACACCTTCTCGATGCCCAGCTTCTCGGCCAGAGCCTTCTTCCGGGCCCGGTAGTCCGCAGAGTGCTTCGCGACACCGGTCTTTTCCTCGGCCATCGCCGGTACCTCCCAAGCCGCTGGGCGGCAAATTGATGTGCTGCTGGCGCCGGCCGTGCCGGACGCGCGCGGTGATGCGTTTCAAGCGGAAAGCTCCATGTCTCGGTCATGCCAGCCGGCAAGCCACCAGCCGCAGTCCACGGTCATCCAGCCGTATGGCTGGGCATCGCGTGACTGGCTGTTGTCGCGGCAGGCGCGGCCGAGGTAGTAGGCGGTGGGGTGAACCTGCTGTCGGCGCCTCATGGCTACGCACCGGCGAGGTACGGAAGGGGCGCGAACGGTATGTCGTCGTCGAAGCTGTCGTGATCAGGTGGAGCCGCCTGTTGGTTCGGCTGCTGGCGCGCCGGCCGGCGTTGTTGCGGTTGCCGATCTGGCACCTGGCCTGGATGCTGACCCTGAGGCCGGCTGCCGAGCAGCTGCATCGTGCCGTTGATGTCGACGATGATTTCCGTGGTGTAGCGCTTGATGCCGTCCTTCTCCCACTCGCGGGTCTGCAGCTTGCCCTCGATGTAGCACTGGGAGCCTTTGCGCAGGTACTCGCCGGCGATCTCGGCGACCTTCCCGAACAGCGACACACGGTGCCACTCGGTGCGCTCGACCTTCTGGCCCGACTGCTTGTCGGTCCACTGCTCGCTAGTGGCCAGGCTGAGGTTGGTAACGGCGTTGCCGTTCGGCAGGTAGCGCACCTCCGGGTCCTGGCCGCATGTGCCGACCAGGATGACCTTGTTTACCCCGCGGCTCATGACGACGCCGCCCCGGCCAACAAGATCAGCGTCAACGCAAAGAGTGCCATCCAGCGGGTGGCGCTTTCACCGATCTGGCGGACCTTCACCACGGCCACCAGCGGGAGGGTTTTGGCATCGATCGCACGCTCAAGGCTCTCCGCATAACGGACAGCCTGCGGGTAGCTGGTGTTGCGGCCGTACACGCGGTTGTTGCTGGAAGAGACGACAATCCAGCCGTTACCGCTTTGGGTGACAAAGAAGCGCGATTTGGCGCGGAATGCCTCGGTGGCCGTGATCACTTCCTGGCGCAGGGCGTCGAGTTTACCCTGGCTTTCTTGGATGGCTGCTTGCATGGGTTGGTCCTCAGTGGGTCAGGCGTGGAGCTCGAAGGCCTCGGCCTTGCGAACGATTCGAACTTGGGCGGTGCGGCGCTCCGGCGTGCGGCGATCGCGGCGCATTGGGTCGCTGTCATCGATCACCGCGTGCATGGTGATGAGTGCGGCCAGCGCGATGCAGAGCGGGCTGATGATCTGGCGGCGCATGGCTTCGGCAACTGCTGCGGCACGGCGGGCAACGCCCAGCTTCAACATGGCGTCGCCGATGCGCTTCTCGACACCGCTTTCGCTGATGCCGAAGTGCCTAGCTATCTCCTTGGTGGTGAAGCCCTGGGCGACATCGAGGATGCATTGCAATTCGCGAGGCGCCAGGCCTCGGCCAAGGTGGCCTATCCATGCGCCGATAGTGATCGTGTCCATGATTTGCTCTTGCGGGGTGGCTGCATTGGTGTGTGATCTGGTATTGAGCGCCCCGTTTCCGCGTTTCGGCGCATCCATCTAGGCGCTTGGGTTTCAGCGGCCACGTCTCACAGATCACACACCGATGCAGCCTGGTGATGGGGAACCAGGTGAACCGGGCAGTTCTCGTCAGGCTGACGTGGTGCTACTGCTGGGTGCGCAGTTCGTTGCGGGGCACCCATCCGCTGCTGGTCTTCACCATGCAGCCGACGAATGCGGCGTAGCGGGTGTCGCGCTCGGTCTGATGGCCGTACCAGGCGCAGGTGCCATAGTCGATGCCGCGCAAGGCCAGCCACACGACGGCGGCGGCCATGATCGCGAATGATCCGATTCGGATCACAGGTAGTCCTTGAGGCTGAGGCCCATCAGCTTCGCCGACTTCTCAAGGACGGCCATTTCCTTGTCGTCGATGTCGCCCGATGCCTCAGCGATGGTCAGCATGACGTTGAGCACGATGGCCGCCTCTTCCGGCGAGTGCGCCAGGTCCTTCAGCTCCTTCTCGGCGTTCATGCGCAGGATGCGGTGACCACCATCGTGGAAGTCCTTCTCGGCGCGGTCCATGGTGTTGGACAGCTCCGGCCCGAAGCCCTTGAGCTGAGGGGTGTTAGCGATCAGCTTTTCGGTCTTTTTGATCTCGTCCTCGCCGATATCGCCGTCGGCGGCTGCGACGTAGAAGGCGCCGTACACGATCGCCTGCATCAGGTCGCGGTTCTGAACCACCTGCATTGCAGCGCGGGCTTCACGACCTTTCTTGCCGAACAGTTTTCCAAGCATGGGGTATTGCTCCGTGGGGTTGATTTCCCGTCTGGCCCTGTTGCCAAGGCCAGCCAGTGAAATCGGTATTGCTCAGCAAACCTGCGGGCCGACATGTCGAGCGAGGAAGCTTGCTGCGTTGCGTACTGTCCACCAGGGCTCAACGGCCGGCTTAACTCGGCGCCTGGTGGCTCATCTGCTGGTTTTTAAAGAGCGGTGGCTGCCTGAGCTGCCAATAACCTGTGTTATGGATCGAATAATAACTCAGGTTTTCATGCTGTCAATAACTCAAGTTATAAATCCAGCCAAAAAAAAGCCCGCACAGGGCGGGCAGGTGTTTATGCTTCGGTAAATCCTCGCCATCCGATCCGGACGAGGCCTGATTCAAGGGTTTCGATCGTGATGCCTGAAGTCTCCTCCAGGTCGGAAATCAAGCGCTTCCAGTCCGCAGGTGATTCATCTGCGCTCGGCTTGACTTCAACAAACTGTCTTTTCTGGACGTGAGGTGAAGCGATCGCTTGCTGGATGCGGTATCCGAGCCGCTCGTAGGACAGGGATGGGGAATGTGAGAAGGCGGGCTGAAGCATGATTGGAAACTCCCTTTTACTGTATGCGCATACAGTTATCCGTTGCGGAAGGAAATTTCAATAGCCTTGGGCTAATTTTATTTAGCTCTCGCTTATTGCTTGCGAAAAAAAGCCCAGCATTACGCTGGGCCTTCTGGAAGGGCGGGTTAGAGCTTAATGGTAGCGCGTACCACAACCCCTACGATTCTGCAGCCTTCCATGCACATTTCCATGGGGTAGGCCGGATTGAGAGGCTTCAAGAACCTTCGCCCTCCGTCTTCTACCAGTTTCTTGAACGTCGCTTCGTTGCTATCAGCAAGCTTGGCAACGACAAGCTTCCCTGGAATGGCCTCGGCTTCGGTGTCGACCAGGATCAGCATTCCTTCCGGGATGCTTGTGCCGACAGGGGAGGTCATCGAGTCGCCTTTAACCTCTAGCCAGAATGCGACCCCTTTCGAATCGTAATCTGACATTTCATAGCGATCCGAGAAGCCTGGCGGAAATGGCTCGACAGCTTCTGCCCAAGCGCCCGCAGCTACCCAGCTGATCACCGGATACTTGAAAGACTCGGGCTGTTCACTCAGCTCCCTGACATTACTCGCTTCACGCTGCGCGCTCTGGCCGGATGCCAACCATTCGGCAGTAACTCCAAGAGCCCTCGCTATTTCAAGCAGCTTTTTGGAGGTCGAGTTCCGACCGCTTTCAAGGTGCTGGATCGTGACCTGGCTTACTCCCGATTTCTCCGCTAGCTGAGCCTGGCTGAGGCCAAGTGCTGTGCGTCGTTCAAGGATTCGGTCTTTGAGCATTTCGGAAGGTTTGTTCATGCCTGCAAGGGTAAAACACACGTTATTACTCATCAAATAACATGTGTTTGCCTTATCTATAACTTGAGTTATCATCGGGTGTACGATCCATTGAGGCACGCAGACATGCCGAACACAGAAAGACCAATTGACGAGGTCGTGCGCTTGGCCGGAGGCCAGGCAGAGCTCGCACGAAGATGCAAAACCAGCCAGCCGCGCATTTGGCAGTGCGTACATCGTAACCAGAAGGTACCGGCAGATCTGGTGATCCCATTTGAGAAGGCGGTGGACGGGAAAGTCACTCGCCATCAGCTAAGGCCAGATCTTTATCCGACAGAGGATCAGGCCGCTTCGTGTTGAGCATTTTGCAACGACTGGCGTTGCGCCAGTAGTGGGGCCGTCCAGCTGTTCAGGCATCCAGTAGCTAAATAGCAGACGAAAAAAAACCGCCTGGCAGGGCGGCTTTCTCTACAGCTTCAAACGAGATCAAAGCATGACAAACATCGTCCCACTTGACAAGTCCAGGGGGTTCACCCGGATGGACAACCAGCTCATGGATGGCCTGCTGGCTATCGATCTCCCAGCCCGGGAGATGAAGATTGTGCTGTACGTGGCCAAGGCCACAATCAACTTCGGGGCTGGTGCTCAGCGCATCCCGGCTACCGACATCGCGAAGGCAATCAACGTTCACCCTGACTCCGTCTCGAAGGCTGTTTCTAGCCTGCTGCGCCGACGCGTGCTGTTCCGAGAGGGCGGTGCTCGTGGCGACATCGGCGTGAATGACCCGAAAGACTGGGTGTACGTCACTGAACCGAAACAGACCAAAACCGCCGACTCGGCTCAAGTGGTCCGAATCGGAGAAGAGTCGAAACAGACCAAAACCGCCGACTCCCTTCTTTATTCTAAGAAAGAAACCCCCTATGTAACTCTTCCTACGGAAGAGATTACATGCCCCCCCAAGGCTGAGCCTGATCCGGTCCCTGAGGGAAAGCCTGACCGCAAGAAGCCTTTCGGGCTTCGCGATCTACTGGCCGACAACCCACACGGTCTGCCTGAGCCGCTGCTCAAGGATTGGATAGCCCTGCGCAAAGCGAAGAGCGCTGGCGTTACTGAAACCGTATGGGGCTCTCTCAACGACGAACTGACGGCGTGCACAGAACTTGGTATCAGCGCGGCCACCGCGTTGACCGAGGCCCTCTCGGCCGGATGGCAGGGTTTCAAGGCTTCTTGGGTCGCTAAGCGGCTCGCAGAGCAAAACACTCAATCGCCCGCCCAGGGCAGGCCCAACAGCCGTCACCACGGCTTCAACGACCGCGACTATCACGATGGCCTTATTCCACGGGGGGATGGCTCCTATGCGTTCTGAAAAAGTGGTTCACCTGTCCAGCATTGCCGGCCCGCAGGTCACCTCCATGGCCATGTGCGAAGAGCATGGCCCGTATGAGGCAACTACCCACCAGGTACTCAACCACACCTTTCGCTCCCCATGCCCAGGCTGCAAGGCGGCGCAGGTTGCAAAAAGCCAGGCCGAGGACGTCAAGCGTCAGCGTGTTGACCTCGCCTACAAGCTGGGTGACTCGCTGATTCCAAAGCGATTCAAGGACAAGACCTTCGACAGCTACGCGGTGAGCTGCGACGGCCAGCAAAAGGCCAAAGCGCGCTGCGAACGTTACGCCGCCGAGTTTGATGCCAACCTGGCCGCCGGGCGCTGCCTGATCCTGGTGGGTAACCCCGGCACCGGCAAAACGCATCTTGGCGTATCTATCGCCCAAGCCGTGATGGCCAATTCCACCCATACGGCTGCCTATCGGACCCTTGGTGGAATCCTGCAGGCCATCCGCGCCACGTTCGATGGCGGTTCCGGCCAGACCGAGGGGAGCATCCTTGACGCATTGATTCGCCCGTCACTGCTGGTTCTCGATGAAGTCGGAGCGAGCAAGGAGGCCCCGAGCGATTTCGAGCTGAGCCGGCTGTTCTCGATCATCAACGGTCGCTACGAGCGGATGCTGCCGACCATCGTGATTTCCAACCTTGGCGCGAAGGAGTTGCCAGCGGCTATGGGCGAGCGATCGGCCGACCGGCTGCGGGAAGGCGGCGGCATCGTCCTGCCGTTCGACTGGGCGTCCCACCGCGGGCGGGAGTCGATCTGATGCGCCAGTCCAAGCTGACCAAGGCCGCGCGCTGGCGTGAGTGCCAGGTGCGCATCCCAGGCGTATGCAACGGCAACCCCGAGACCACCGTACTTGCGCACTATCGCCTGGCGGGCACCTGCGGCGTCGGCAAGAAGCCGCACGACCTGCAAGGCGCCTGGTGCTGCAGCGCTTGTCACGACGCGTGCGACGGACGCAGCCGGGCAGTTGATCGCGATACCGCACGCCGGTACCACGCCGAGGGCGTCATGCGCACCCAGGCGCTGCTGCTCAATGAGGGGGTGCTGATCGCATGAATTCGCCCGCCATTCGCCCGTTCAGGGCCAAGCCGACTCGCGCCAAGCCCGTCGACCGGGAAGGGCAGGAGCAGGCCGCGCTGATGCAGGAGCTGCAACTGCGCTACCCGCAGGCCTACAAGCTGATCTACCACGTCCCGAACGGCGGGCACCGGGTCAAGGCGGTGGCTGCCAAGCTGAAGGGGCAGGGCGTGAAGGCCGGTGTGCCTGACCTGGTGCTGCCCATGGCGCGAGGTGGCTATTTCGGCCTATACATCGAGTTCAAGGCCATGCCGCCCTATGACGCGCCGGTATCCCCGAGCCAGGACGCCTACCTGCAGGCGCTTGCCGATCAGGGCTACCTGGCCATCGTATGTCGGGGCAATATCGACGCCGTCGAGGCCATCCGCGCCTATCTGCTGCTGCCTGCCACGGTGGCTGCATGAGCGCGACCCGGGAAGTGAAACTGAGCGAGGCCGAAGTGCGCCGGCAGGCCGCCGACAAGTCGGTGCGCGACCTGCGCGACCCGCGTCACCCTGGCCTGTACCTGCGCTTCTGGAGCAACCGTGAGCGCGGCACCTGGCACTTGGTGCGCGGCAAGAAGTGGGTGCCGGTCGCCCGTTGGCCTGACCTGAACGTGGCGGCGGTGATTGCCGAGCTGCCCGCGCTGCGTCAGCGCCTGCTGCGCGATCCGGCCACGGCGCCGGTGGTTTCCGGCATGGTCACCGTGGGGCAACTGCTTTACTGGTACGGTGACCGCATGGCGCGCGACCGCTCGCTGTCGGCGAAGCGCAAGGCCGGCGCCAAGTCCGCCATTGCCCAGCACCTCAAGCCGCGCCTTGCTGACCTAGCCCTGGCTGACGTGACTGCCGACGCGCTGGACAAGCACCTGATGTGGCCGTGCCAGGCCGAGGTGTCGCTGTCCTACCTGCGGCAGATGTTCGCACTGTTGCTGACCGCCTTCCGCCAGGCCCTGCAACTGGGCCTGATCGACCGTAACCCCATGGCCGGGATGCGCTTCAACGACTTCACCAAGGCCAAGATCCTGCCCAAGGCAGCGCGCCTGCGTGACGTGCAGTTGCCGGAGCTGATGCAGCAGCTGGCTCGGGCATTCGAGCAGGAGCCGGGCGACGCCATGCTGGCCCTGATGATGCTGGCCCACGGCACCCGGATTGGTGAGACCCGCATGGCCCGCTGGAACGAGATCTCGCTGGCGGCGGCCGAGTGGTTCATTCCCGCCGCCAACGCCAAGACCCGTACCGAACACCGCTTGCCACTGACCGCCCAGGTGCAGGCGCTGCTGACTCGGTACCGGGCCATCCAGCAGGCCGAGGGCTATGAGGGCGTCTACCTGTTCCCAAATCGCCGGGGCCTGTGCCTGAGCGATACGCAAGCCAGCAACGTGTTCAAGCGCCTGGGGCAGGGTGAGTGGACCAGTCACGACCTGCGCAAGGTGTCCCGCAGCACCTGGACCGACCTCGGAATCGACGGCCACATCGGCGAGATGCTGCTGAACCACAAGCTGGGCAAGATCGCCAGCACCTACATCCACACCCAGGCCATGCAGCAGCGCCGCGCCGCGCTGGAGAAGTGGCACGCCTGGCTTGATCGGATCGGCTTTGCAGCCATTCACGGCCTTACCAAGGCCTTATTTGAAATTTCGCAGAAATCGCCAGAGGCCACAGCAGCCGTGGCGCCGGGCGACCTTACCGCATTTGTAATTAGCGAGGATTCGAAATGAATATTTCCGACCCCGAGGCCCTACGGGATCAGTTCATCAAGGCTTACCGCAGCCTGCTTCTAGCCGAAGGAATGAACATCCGAGAGTGTCGATTCGAGTGGTGTGAAGGCGGGTTTGTGCATCGCGAAACGGCGGTCGCTTGGTGGGCTTGGCAGGCCTCCCGTGAAAGCCTTCGCGTCACCAACCCGTTCCCCGTCCAGATGGGTGACCCCGATGCAGCATGGGCGCGCGAGGTTGCTGATAAGTCGCTGCGCGGCCAAGGGCTTAAGGTGGTCGGCTGATGAAGAAGCACGGGCCATCTTTCAAGAAGGCCGTGATCGAGCTGGGTGAGTGCCCTTTGTGCCGTGGGAGAGCGGTCACTCAGGGTCTGTTTCACGAACTGCCATGCGACCACTGCAACGCCTCGGGCTTTGTGGCGGCGGCAACAGGCGAGGCCCTGCCGCTGGAAGAGCTGGTCACCCAGCTCAGCCTGAATCTGCAGGCCGCGGTGCGGCAGATCGAGCAGTTGAGGAAACCTCAGGCCAGCGGGCCGGAGGCGGCATATCAGGGAAGCAACCGGCGCGGCGCCGGCGGCACCAACTACACCGGGGATTAGGGGGAAGGACATGATCTACAGCAGCGTATCGGGTGCAGTGGTTGCCGCTTTGGCGGCGGGCGAGAAGGGATCAGCTAAGGCCCAGGCCTGGCAGAAGCTGTACAAAGCGGCGGAGGAAGAGGGCGGATGCTTGGCGTCGCTTGCCGGCCAGTCGGGAGGCGTCGACCAAGCCCAGATCGACTTCTGGGTGTCCGCGCGACTGCACCACATGCTCAAGCCGCAGCACTGGGATGCATTGGTGGCAAAGTACAGCACGAACAAGGCGAAGAAGGTCCAGGCCATCACCCTGGTGCGGCCGCGCATTGCCAGCCCGGCCTCGCAGCTGTTCATCTACAAGGCGGTCACGGCCTGGGCAATCCCGAAGCTCAAGGGCGCTCGTCGTAAGCCCCCGCGTTCCGTGTCGGTTGAGATTCCTTTGGATGCCTCGGCCTGGCGTCGTGACGCTACCGTGAATGCTGCCGTTGCTGCTGGCCAAGCGGAAAAGAAACGCATCGAGGCATTACAAGAGGGCGTGATCATCCTGCCGGACAGCTTCTACGACATGAACACCTGGGACCTCGATGCCACTCCGGAGTCGACGCGCCGCCGGTGGAGGGCTGAAATCAACGAGAAGCTCGACGGCTTGGTGGATGATGCCTTAGCTGATGTGAAGGTGATTCTGGAGGCTGAAGGGTTGCTGATGAAAGAGGCAGCGTGATTGCCTGTTGACATCAGTGAGCGACTGAGCGAAATTATCCCCATCCTGTCATTCCTGCGCGTTGCTGAGGAGTGGCATCAAGAGCCCGGCCGTTGTGCTGGGCTTTTTGCTGTTATAAGGCGGTTAAGCCATGCGGGTATTTGTCTTCTTTGATGATCAGAGTTGCACGATTATTGGTCGACCTACTGAGGTGGTTCGAGCTTTATCGCGCGAACTCGGATTTGAAGTTTTGGACTCACAGCCGTCGAGCATGGCCGGTGGCTGGTTTTTCTGGCTCGATGTTCCTTCCGGTGTTCATTTGCCTGATTTTTTCAATGTGCGCCCATGGAGACCAGTCGGCTCGCGTTGAATTTATCTATGCGATTGGGGGCTCGGCCAGGCTACCGATGATTCGGGCCTAAAGATCCCTGAGGGCAAGTCGCACCAATTCAAGCCTCGGCACTTGCCGGGGCTTTTTCGTTTTCGGCTCCACCACACCCATCGCCCCGAGCTGGGAGTGCTGTTGGGGTCGAACCTACTCCGCTCCCCAAAAGGGAGGAATCGAGATGCCAAACATGCCCGAGAAGGATCCTGGCCTGTGGGCCGCTGTGCTCGCCTGGGTGATTGCCCATCAGCCCCAGCTTGGCGCCGCCGGCTTGTCCGTTGCGATCGCTGCCCTTCGGGTGGTGTATGGCGGCGGCACCCGCCGGCAGATGCTCTTGGAGGGCGCCCTCTGCGGCCTCATTACCTTGGCCCTTGTGCCCTTGCTCGAATGGATGGGCTTGCCGCAGGGTATGGCCACCTTCGCAGGCGGTGCCGTCGGCTTCATGGGTGTGGAGAAGCTTCGCGGCTACTCCGACCTTTTCTTGTCTCGCAAAGCGCAGGGTTGATCATGAATATCGAAATAGGCAAGAAGGCGCTGATCACCACCGACAACTGGTTCTATGCGCCTGATGGTCGTTCCTACCGGGCTGTATTTGGAACAGTTCGTAGCGTCCGCGGGGATCAAGAGACGCTGGGGATTCGGACGAATGCCCGCTCCACGAATTGGTATGTTGAGATCGGCAACGTGACGCTGGCTGGCTGCCAGATTCATTATGCCGTCCGCACAGACGCAGCAAACACGGGGATCGTGGAGGACTCGCGTGAAGAGTCTGGTCAGGTCCATGAGTTTGCTCGCACCTCTTACATCTATGACGCTGATGCCGGCGCTGAAGCCCTGGCCTAGCGGATTGACTGGAGGCTGCAATGACCTGTGGTGGATGCGCCGCCCGGCGCGAGTGGATCAACAAGTGGACAAAGGTGGCTTATGAGCGAGCACGAGGCCTATTCGCAACAGATCGAGAAGCTGAATCCCAAGCAGGGAGACCTGCTGGTAATCAGCATCCCGCAGATCCTGACCCAAGAACAGCGCGAAAACGCTCAGGCGGTGATGCAATCTCAGGCTGAGCGCCTTGGTTTCCAGGCTCTGGTGCTTGATGGCGGCATCACCGCCCAATTGCAACCTAACGTTGCCGACCTGCTGGCAGAGCAGCAGAAGCAGACTGCGCTGCTGGAGCAGATCGCCACGCAGAACCAGGCACTGATCCAAGCCTTGGCGGATGACGTTGACTCCGATCTCGATGCCGTGCCACTGACCTACCTGAACGGTGCACCCGTTGGTGGTGGGTAATGGCAAAGCTCAACATCCTCAAGCAGAACGTGACGATGCTGAAGACCGCGCCGGTCGCGCAGGTCAACGAGACTCAGTGGGGATCTGGTCGTGGTGGTCGACCTTGGCGCCGCATTCGGGATCGCATCCTGTTGCGTGATCAGTACACCTGCCAGGCCTGCGGCCTGGTCACAAAAGACCTTGAGGTCGACCATATCATCAACGTCGCCGAGGGCGGCTCGGATGATGAAAGCAACCTTCAGGCCCTGTGCGTGCCGTGCCACCAGGAGAAGACTGCAGCTGAGGCGGCTAGAGGTCGTCGATAGCTCGGTTGCAGCACGCTACACCCCCGATTCCCGCCCTTTTTTGGGGCGTTTTTGGTGGGGGGGGTGGGTCTGATCTGAAAATCCTTTTCGCTCGGACACCGCGCCAAACTCATTCGCAGATTTTTTCCTCCCTGGAGTTTTTTGTTAATGGCTTTAACACCCAAAAAGCGTCGGTTCATTGACGCTATCAGGGGAGGTGCGTCCAATCGAGACGCGGCCATTGCGGCTGGATGCCCTGAAAAATCTGCTTCCGCCGCTGGTTCAAGGTTGGCGAAAGACCCGGACGTGGTTAACGAGCTGCGCAAGTTGAATGCCCTTCATCCTGTTAAAGGGGGTGTTAAACCGAACCCACCTCCCGCGACCCAGGAGTCACCCGAAGATGACCCTGATCCAGCCGGTTTTGATCTGGGGGCAGCCCTGCTTCATCGCGACCCGAAAGACTTCCTCCTCGCAGTGATGAACGATGCCGGGTCTGAACCCAAGCTTCGGGTTGATGCAGCCAAGGCCCTGATGCCGTTCTTGCATCCACGTAAGGGAGAGGGCGGCAAGAAGGACGAACGACAAAAGGCGGCGGAGCAGGCGGCGAGCAAATTCACCCGCCAGGCGCCGCCTCGGTTGGCAGCAGCGAACGGTAAGAAGGTGTAGCGATGGATTGGACCACCGCATGCCCGGACTGGGAACGGCGGTTGGTTCGAAGGCAGTCCATCATTCCGCCACCCATCTTTGTCGAGGAAGCCGAGCGAGCTGTCCAGATCTTCAAGGAACTGAGGGTTCCTGATCTGCCGGGCAAGCCCCGGATGGCTGACTGCTGTGATGAATGGGTGCTCGACTTTGTCAGAGCCATCTTTGGTGGCTACGACTCGGAAACAGGCAAGCAGCTGATTCGAGAGTTCGGCCTGCTGATCAGCAAGAAGAACACCAAGTCGACAATCGCCGCAGGGATCATGCTGACGGCACTTATCTTGTGCTGGAGGGAAGAGGAAGAGCATCTGATCCTCGCTCCGACCAGGGAGGTTGCCGACAACGCTTTCAAGCCGGCAGCTGCCATGGTGCGTGCAGATGAAGAGCTGTCAGCGATGTTCCATGTACAGGATCACATCCGCACCATCACAGATCGCACGACGAAGAACAGCCTGAAGGTTGTTGCGGCGGATACCGACACGGTGTCCGGTAAAAAGTCTGGCAAGGTTCTGGTGGACGAGCTCTGGGTATTTGGTAAGAAGCCAGGTGCTGAAGCCATGTTCATGGAGGCACTGGGCGGACAGGTCTCACGGGATGAAGGCTGGGTCATCTACCTGACCACGCAAAGTGATGAGCCTCCGGCCGGCGTGTTCAAGGAGCGACTGCAATACTGGCGTGACATTCGCGACGGCGTCATTGAGGATCGAAAAACACTCGGCATTCTCTATGAGTTCCCGAAGAGCATGATTCAGGACAAGTCGTACCTGGATCCGGAAAATTTCTATATCACCAACCCCAATCTAGGGCGCTCGGTCAGCGCCGAGTGGCTGCAGGATGAACTTCGCAAGAAGCAGAACGCCGGCGATGGGTCTCTACAGAAATTCCTGGCTAAGCACTTAAACATCGAAATCGGCCTGAATCTTCGTTCAGATCGGTGGACCGGTGCTGACTTCTGGAAGGTTCAGGCAGACGAATCGCTCAGCTTGCGGGCGCTGCTCGAACAGTCGGAAGTTGTGACAGTGGGTATCGACGGCGGCGGGCTCGACGACCTGCTTGGCCTTACAGTCCTGGGGCGAAAGTCCGGCTCCGATGTTTGGCTATCTTGCTCTCTTGCCTGGGCGCATCCAATTGCACTTGAACGTCGAAAGTCCGAGGAATCCAAGTACCGTGACTTTGAGCGAGACGGTGACCTGGTGATCATCGAAGAACTGCCAGGTGATGTCGCCGCCGTTGCTGATGTGGTTGAAATGATCGATGGCACCGGCCTGCTGGCTGGCGTCGGCATGGACCCTGAAAAAACCCACAAGGTCATGCTCGAGGAACTGCTGAAGCGAAAGATCGACGAGAAGATCATTTTTGGCATCCCGCAGGGCTGGAAGCTGGTTGGGGCGATCAGCATCGCCGAGCGCAGGCTGGCGGAGCGAAAGCTATTTCACGCCGACCAGCCCCTGATGGACTGGTGTGTCGGTAACGCCCGCATCGAATCGCGTGCCAACTCGGTGTTGATCACCAAGCAGGCCAGCGGTACCGCCAAGATTGACCCGGTGATGGCACTACTCAATGCCGTGTCCCTGATGGCGACCAACCCGTCGCCACCGGCCAAGAAGTACCAGATGTTTTTCCTCAATTCGTAGCCGTCAGGCTAAGCCAGGCCCGCCCAGTGCGGGCTTTTGCATTTCTGGGGTACCCAATGAACAGAGCCTACAGCCTCCTTGAGATCAAGGCGGTGGACGATGACGCGCGGGTGATTACTGGCATTGCCACCACGCCTTCGCCTGACCGCATGGATGATGTGGTTGAGCCCAAGGGCGCGCAATTCAAATTGCCGATCCCTTTCCTGTGGCAGCACAACCACGATCAGCCAGTCGGGCTGGTGACCAAGGCCATTGTGACTGACGCGGGAATCGAGGTCACGGTGGAACTGGCCAAGGTCGATGAGCCCGGCACATTAAAGGATCGGCTCGATGAAGCCTGGCAGTCGATCAAAGCCAAGCTGGTCCGTGGCCTTTCCATCGGCTTTTCACCGATCGAGTCGGCAAACATCGACGGCAGCTGGGGTCGACGATTCCTCAAGTGGGAGTGGCTGGAGCTTTCCGCCGTAACGGTTCCGGCCAACGCCGGTGCCAGCATTCAGACCATCAAATCCATCGACCGTGAGTTGCGCGCCGCGACAGGCTCCAGCGCGCTCCCGGTCGTACGCATCACCCCTGCCGGCGCTTCGGCACCCATCACAAAATCTGCGAAGCCCGAGGAGGGCGACATGAACATTCAGGAACAGATCAAGTCCTTCGAGAGCACTCGCGCCGCCAAAGCTGCTCGCCTTGAAGCAATCATGAGCAAGGCCGCCGAAGAGGGCCGCACCCTTGATGCTTCCGAGTCCGAGGAATACGACACCATCGAGGGCGAGCTGAAGTCCATCGATGGCCACCTGGGCCGCCTGCGTGGCCTGGAAAAATCCATGGCTTCTGGCGCCAAGCCAGTAGAGCCTGGCCGCGTCAACAGCGTCTCGAAGGGCCATGAAGTCCGGGACAATGCGGTGATCCGCGTAGAGCGTACCCTGCCGAAAGGTACCGCCTTCACTCGCTTCGCTATCGCGCTGGCACGCTCGAAGGGCAACCTGATGCAGGCCGTGGAGGTTGCCAAGGGCTGGGAAGAATCCACCCCTGAGGTCGTAACCGTGCTGAAGGCGGCAGTCGCAGCCGGTACCACCACTGACCCCGCTTGGGCAGCACCGCTGGTTGAGTACCAAACCATGGCCAGCGAGTTCATTGAGTTGCTGCGCCCACAGACCATCATCGGCAAAATCCAAGGCCTGCGCCGTGTGCCGTTCAACATCAAAATGTCGGGGCAGACCTCCGGCTCCAGCGTGAACTGGGTGGGCGAGGGCAAGCCAAAGCCGGTTTCTGCCCTGGCATTCGACACCACCACCCTGCGCTTCACCAAGGCCGCCGGGATTGTGGTGTTGACCGATGAACTGGTGCGATTCAGCAACCCTAGCGCCGAGGCCCTTGTGCAGGCCGACCTCACCGCATCGATGGCACAGTTCCTGGACGTGGCATTCGTAGATCCGGCCATTGCCGAGGTGGCTGAAGTATCGCCGGCGTCCATCACCCACGGTGTCACACCGATCGTTGCCAGCGGCACTACCGCCGATGCCCTGAAGGCTGATGTGAAGCGCCTGTTCGCAGCGTTCCTGGCCGCCAACATGACTCCGGCTGGCGCGGTCTGGATCATGACTCCCACCATGGCGCTGACCATCAGCATGATGAACAACGCCTTGGGGCAGTCGGAATTCCCGGGCATTGATATGAACGGCGGCACGTTCATGGGGCTCCCGGTGGTCGTGTCGGAAAGCGTTCCGGCCAATCCTGGCTCGGGTAGCCCGGTTACTGGTGCAGGCCAGCGGCTGATCTTGGCCAAGGCTTCCGAGATCCTGTTGGCGGATGACGGCGGGGTCACTATCGACGTGAGCCGTGAAGCCTCCCTGCAGATGAACAGCACTCCTACTGCCGGTGCCACTGAGCTGGTCAGCCTCTGGCAGAACAACATGGTGGCGCTGCGTGCCGAGCGCTTCATCAACTGGAAGCGCCGTCGCCTGCAGGCGGTTGGCTACATCGACTCGGCCAATTACGAATCCTGAACCGCCGCGGCCGGGTTTAACCCGGCCATTTCTGCGAGGAAATAGCCATGAAAATGGTTGCACTCAAGGAGTTTCGATACTCCGGTAAGCAGCTGCTGGCCGGCGACTCCTTCGAAGCCCGTGACCGCGACGTCAGGCTGTTGCGGGCAATCAACAATGCCAAGCTGGCCGAAGGCGTCGATGATCCTGATGCCGGTGGTGAAGGCCGACAGAAAGGGCCAGGCGGCCCAGCAAAGCGCACTTACAAGCGCCGCGACATGAAGGCTGAATAACCCGTGGAGCCGCGATGAGACTTTTCAAATGGGGCAAGAAGTCCGAAGAGAAGGGCCTGCGACCGGCTGATAACCGCGGTGGCTGGCTTGGCGTGGTGCGCGAGGCGTTTGCCGGTGCCTGGCAGCAAAATGTCGAGGTAGATCAGGACACTGTCTTGGCGTTCTCTGCGGTATTTGCCTGCATCACCCTGATTGCATCCGACATTGCGAAGCTTCGCCTGAAACTGGTGAAGCTGACCGATGATGGCGTTTGGGAGGAGGCGGCAAGCCCTTCATTCTCGCCGGTCATCAAGCGTCCTAACCACTATCAGAACCGCATCCAATTCTATGAGACCTGGGTGCTGTCGAAGCTGACCAGTGGCAACACCTACGTGCTGAAGATCAGGGACGGCCGAGGCGTGGTGATCAAGATGTTCGTCCTTGATCCACGCCGCGTTGTTCCTCTTGTCGCGGATGACGGGAGTGTCTTCTACCGCCTGATGGCGGACAACCTATCGACACTGGAAGAAGGGTTGACCGTTCCGGCAAGCGAGATCATCCATGACCGGATGAACTGCCTTTTCCACCCGCTGGTGGGTATATCTCCCATTTTTGCGTGCGGGCTTGCTGCCATGCAGGGGAATGCAATCCAGAACAACTCGGCCAGGTTCTTCCAGAACGGATCGAAACCTGGTGGTGTGCTGACGGCCCCGGGTGCAATTGGCGAGGACACAGCCAAACGTCTCAAGGAACACTGGGACGCCAACTTTTCCGGGGACAACGCCGGCAAAGTGGCGGTCCTTGGCGATGGTTTGAAGTACGAGTCCATGGCGCTTTCTGCTGCCGATTCACAGCTGATTGAGCAGTTGCGGTGGTCAGCTGAAACCGTTTGCTCTGCTTTCCATGTACCTGGCTACAAGGTTGGGGTCGGCTCCGCGCCGTCCAACGCGAATGCCGAGGTATCCAACCAGGCGTATTACTCGGATTGCCTTCAGTCGCTGATTGAGGCTGCAGAGTTGTGCCTGGATGAAGGGCTTGAGCTTCCGGTGCCCTATGGGACTGAGTTCGACCTGGATGGGTTGCTGCGCATGGACACCCCCACTTTGTACAAGGCGAACAACGACGCTGTTGGCGGTGGCTGGATGAAGCCCAACGAGGCGCGCAAGCGGGCTGGACTGGCGCCTGTAGAAGGCGGTGACTCGCCCATGATCCAGCAGCAGAACTACAGCCTTGCGGCTATCGCCCGGCGCGATGCTCAAGCCGACCCGTTCGGAAAGACTCAGCCAACAGCGCCGGCGTTGCCGCCACCTGAGCCCGCTGAGCCCTCAGCAGAAGGCCTGGATGACCAGGCGCGGATGTTCGCGCTACTGATCGAGAAGGAGTTGAATCTTGAATCTGCGTGAACTCGAAGCACAGGCGAAAGCCCTCGCGCCGGTCTTGAAAGGCTATGTCGACAAGGCCATCGCCTCTCTACGAGAGGCCCTGGGGAAGGACATTGATCAACGGGATGAGGGGTTGCGCCGGGAGTTCGTCGAGTCAATCGGCAAAATTCCTATCCTCGACCCTAAGGAAATCGCAGCCGAGGCTGCCCGACATATCGCAGTCCCGGAAAATGGTAAGGATGCCGATCCCGAAATGGTCCGGCAGGCCGTGGCCGAAGAGGTTGCCAAGCTTCCTGTCCCCCGGGATGGCGTGTCTATCACGTTGGAAGACGTTGCCCCGATGTTGATTGATGCGGTGAAGGAGGCTGTCGACGCGCTTCCACCAGCAGAGCCTGGGGCCAGCGTTACACCGGAAGATCTACGGCCGGTCATTGCCGAAGAGGTTGCGAAGGCGATGCAGGGCCTGGTTCTTCCGAAAGACGGCGAGCCCGGACGTGATGCACTGCAGCTTGAGATACTGCCGGAGATAGACGGCGAGAAGTCCTATGTGCGTGGGACCTACGCCAAGCATCTCGGCGGACTGTGGCGCTCGTTCGAGCGAACCAGTGGCATGAAGGGGTGGGAGTGCATTGTTGAGGGGGTTGGCTCTGCTGTAGTCGAACAGACTGGTGAGCGAGGTTTCGAGCTGTCGCTGGTGCTTTCCAGTGGTGCTGAGGTACGTAAGAAGCTTGATCTACCGGTGATGATCTACCGCGGGGTGTTTTCTCCCGGAGATTATCTGCCCGGGGACACCGTCACATGGGCTGGAAGCCTTTGGCATTGCGAAGATCCGACCAGCGACAAGCCGGGAGAGCCCGCCAGCAAGGGGTGGCGCCTGGCGGTCAAGCGAGGCAGGGATGGCAAAGACGGGACCAATGGTAAAGACCTGACCAAGGGGGTGTCGACATCATGATGTTTATCACCTTGGAGCAAGCAAAATTCCAACTGCGGGTGGATGACGACGCCGACGACGATGACATTCGAGACAAGGTTCTGGAGGCCAGCGACCTTGTCCGAGGTTATCTAAAGTCAGCTGCCGACGGCTATCTAGATGCTGATGGCGAGGCGATTCCTGGCAAAGTTCCCTACGCGGTTAAAGCAGCCACCAAGCTCATGCTTGGGTATCTGTACAAACAGCGCGATAACGACCAAGACCGGGAATTCGAACTTGGCATGTTGCCAAAACCGGTCACCGCGCTCCTATACCACCTTCGCGATCCGGCACTGGCATGAGCATTCACGCAGGGAAACTGCGGCACCGAATCGAGATTCAGCACAAGGTCACTCCACGCGACCCTAAGACGCTGGAGTACGGCGAGCCCGCATGGGAGGCCTTCGCCAAGCCTTGGGCTGATGTTACGCCATTATCTGCCCGTGATCTGCTCGCAGCACAGGCGGCCCAGTCGGAAGCTACAGCCCGTATGGTGATCCGTTATCGCCCAGGCGTGCTGCCAACCATGCGCATTGTCTATCGAGGCGAGATCTACAGCATCGAAGGTCCTCCGCTTGAAGACGCCGACTCCGGTCTGGAATACCTGACCATCTTGGTCTCAAAGGGGGTGAAGGATGGCTGACGGTGTCGATTTCAGCATTCTTGGCTTGGACAGCCTGCTGGGAAAGTTATCGGAGGTCAGCGTTGATGTTCGCCGCAAGGGGGGCCGGGCCGCGCTTCGAAAGGCTGCCCAGGTGGTGGTGCAGAAGGCTAAGGCAGGTGCTGAACGCATCGACGACAAGGCCACTGGACGATCGATCTCGGACAACATCGCGATTCGCTGGAATGGGCGGCTTTTCAAGCGTACGGGTGATTTGGGCTTCAGGATCGGTGTCCTGCACGGCGCTGTGCTCAAGGATGGCGGAGATCTCAGCTCGAACGCACCGACGCCTCATTGGCGCCTGATCGAGTTCGGTACCGAGAAGATGCCCGCAGCACCATTCATGCGCCCGGCCCTGGCCGACAGCATCAGCGAGGTGACTAACACCTTCGTCACCGAGTACGAGAAGGCAATCGACCGTGCCATTCGGCGCGCAGCGAAGAAGGCGACAGGCTCATGACACCACCCATCGTACAGGCCTGCCTCCAGAGCCCTGCCGTTACCGCGCTGCTCGGCGCCGGGACTGACATGCGCCTCTACTCGTTTGGCGAAGCGGAGCAGGGCGTGACCAAGCCATACGCTGTTTGGCAGATCGTCAGCGGCAGCCCCGAGAACTATCTGGCTGGCCGCCCGGATCTAGACAGCGTCACCCTGCAGGTCGATGTCTACGCCGCGACCGGCGATTCTGCCCGAAAGGTTCGTGACGCGATCCGTGATGCGGTTGAGCTGGACGCCTACGTCACCCGCTGGGGTGTCGAAGGTCGCGATCCAGAGACGAAGAATTACCGAGCCAGCTTCGACGTGGACTGGATGGTTCACCGGTAGAGCTGCCACAAACCCCAATAGCCCGCCCAGTGCGGGTTTTCTTTTGCCCGCAATTGGAGAGACCCATGGCGATTCTCGCTCAAGGCACCCAGATCTACGCCCTGGTGCCCAAAGTTGGTAACCCGTCCGAGTTCGAAGTTATCGAAATCGAGTGTGCAACGGCGTTCAACCCGGGCGGCAACCCGGCTGACCAGGTTGAGGTGACCTGCCTCAGCGACACGGTCCGTAAGTATCTGCGCGGCCTGCGCACGCCAGGCCAGGCTTCGCTGACACTCAATGTCGACCCGCGCAACCCGTCCCACGTGCGCCTCCACCAGATATCCGAGGATGACACCATCGAGAGCATTCGTTGGGTGGTGGGCTGGTCGGATGGCAAGGATATCAAGCCGACTGTTGGCGTCGCCGGCGCAATTTCGGCCATCGAATTAACCAGCGGCGGTTCCGGCTATACCTCGGCGCCTACCGTTGCGTTCTCTGGTGGCGGCGGTACCGGCGCTGCTGCAACCGCGATCATCGAGGACGGCAAAGTGATTGGCTTCAACATCACCAATGCCGGATCCGGCTACACCAGCAAGCCGAGTATCACGCTCACCGGTGGCTCCGGTACCGGCGCAGCAGCTTCGGCGATCCTGGGCGACGCGGATGACTTCGTGTTGCCTTCGACCCGAACTTGGTTCTTGTTCGACGGCTACGTCTCTGACTTCCCGTTCGATTTCGCGGCGAACGCGGCGGTGACCACTGCTGCCACCATACAGCGTTCCGGCGGCTCCGCCTGGATTCGCAAGACCACCAACGCCTGAGGTAAAGCATGAAACTGACACTCGATGCGCTCAAGGGCGCGGGGTCATTCACTGGGCGCCCGGTGGAAAAAGAAATCAAGTGGCGTCAGGACGGGACAGATTACACCGCCACGGTGTATGTGCGGCCGATGGGCTACCAGACGGCGGTGAGCGATGTGCTTTCCGCTACCGGCAGGCAAGACAGCATTGCAGGCCGCATTGCCGCGTCTATCTGTGACGAGCACGGCAACCCGGTGTTCGACAGCTCACTGGATATCACTCACGGTCCGCTTGATCCAGTTGAACTGGAAAAGGACCCGGAGAGCACCAAGCGCCTGGGTTCGCTTGACGGTGCCCTGACCGTCGCCCTGCTGTTCGCTATCCAAGAGGTAAACGATTTGGGAAAGACGAAGAGCTCACCGAGCGAGACGAAGTCTGGCACGAACTCGTCCTCTCCGGCGTCGGGGGCTCGACGATCGCGCAAGCCAAGGAAAACCTGAGCCTGAGTGAGTTCAGGTCCTGGGTGAAGTACCGAAGGCGCCGCGGGTCACTGCATCTTGGCCTGCGGGTTGAGCGCTCGGTAGCCATGCTGGCGGCGCTGACAGCCAACCTTCACCGTGACCAGCAGAAGCGTCCGGCGCCCTACACATGGAAGGATTTCGCGCTGCATGAGGATGAGGACGAACCGATCTCCCTGGAAGAGGCTATTGCTTCGTGGGCATAGCCTTGCAGCCCGCATCAGGGTTGTCACTTCGGTGATATGTTAGATTGTCCAGATTTACACGGAGTTCAGGATCATGGTCGTCGATGCAGGTGCATTGCAGAGCAACGTAATGAAGGGCATGGTGGTAGCGTTGTACTTTCTGCCGTTCATCGTTGCCTGGTTGCGGGGCCATCACAACAAAGCACCAGTCTTTCTGCTGAACCTATTTCTTGGGTGGACTGGCATCGGTTGGCTTGCGGCTTTAATTTGGTCGGTCTCTTCGATAAGAAGGCAGGCCCCCGTCGAACCGAGCGATTTGACGGCACCTCGCTCTGAAACAGCAGACCCATACCAGAAGCTTGAAAAATTAGCCGAACTGAGAGAGCGCGGGCTTCTCACCGCTGAAGAATTTGAAGCGGAGAAAACTAAGCTACTCAGTCGATAGACACACAATTGACAATGCGCCCGCTCTGCGGGCTTTTTTTTTGCCCGGAGAAAAAGATGGCCTCAAGATCATTAGGCACTTTGACTCTGGACGTCATTGCGCAGGTAGGCGGTTTTGTTGCCGGCATGGACAAGGCGGAGCGCAGTTCCGCAAAATGGCGAAGAGAGGTTGAGAATAGTGCAAAGGCAGTTGGTACTGCCATAGGTTCTGGAATCGCCACTGGCATTACGGCTTTGACGGCAATGACCATTTCTGCTGTCAATTCGGCGTCTGAAATAGTTAATCTGGCAGCAGTCGCAAACGTCAGCGTCACTGATTTCCAGAAGATGGCGGTGGGCGCCAAGACTGTAGGGATTGAACAAGACAAGCTTGCTGACATTCTCAAGGATGTGAATGACAAGGTCGGTGACTTTTTAAACACCGGCGGCGGTGGCATGGCTGATTTTTTTGAGCAGATTGCTCCTAAAGTCGGAGTCACGGCGGATCAGTTCAAGAACCTCAGCGGTAGCCAGGCTCTGGGTCTTTACGTGTCCAGCCTAGAGAAAGCAAAAGTCAGTCAGTCTGACATGACCTTCTACCTCGAAGCGATCGCTAGTGATGCAACGGCCCTGCTGCCGCTGCTGCGGAATAATGCTGAGGGATTCAGGAAGTATGGTGACGCAGCAGAGGCAGCCGGCGCTGTAATGGACGAAAAAACCATTCTGGCGGCGAAGCAGTTCAGCACAGAGCTTACTGTTTTAGGGACATATCTAGGATCGGTTAAAACCGCTCTTGCTGCTGAGCTGATGCCCGTGTTGGCGCAGTTCTCTAAAGATCTGACTGATACCACCTCTAATGCTGGAGGGCTTCAGAAAAAGGTCAAGGAGCTCGCCAACGACCTAGTTGAAGTTGTCGCGGTTACCGCCACTTTGGCAGACGGTCTTGGAAGAACATTTAAAGTTGTCGCTGGAGTTATTGCTTCAGGGTTCGCAACTACTTTCAGTTATATTCAGCAACTCGGCGCCGCTGGTAACAAGATTCTTGGCGCTATCACGTTCGGAGACATGTCAAAAAATTTCAAAGCAGATGCTGCGAAATTAACAGGCGATGCTGTGGACAACATGACTACGGCGAACTCAATCGTCATAGATTTGATGAAAGAGTTCGACAAGCCTTGGGCTGGTGACGCAATCCGCCAGTACGTGATTGATGCGAAAAAAGCAGCAGCTGAGCTTGGAACAATTACACCCCCTGGGACGTTTACGCCAACAACTCCTGATCAGCAAGCAGCCGCCAAAGCAGCCGAAGCAGCAGCCAAGAAGCTGCAGGGCCAGTTCGACACAGCCGAGGAGGGCTACAAGCGGCAGATTGCGCTGATCAATACGGAGACCGACAAGCGCAAGGAGGCCACCGAGGTCGCCAAGCTTCAGTTCGAACTGGAATCGGGCAACCTCACGGGGCTGAGCGTCAAGCAGCAGGAGCGCTTGAAAGGCCTGGCCGCCGAACTGGACCAACTGAAAAAGCTGAAGCAGGCCAAGGAGGATGACAAGGCGGTCGCCGGGTTTGATGCCAGCGTGAAGAGGCAGCTGGACATTGACCAGCGCGCACTGGACGCGCCATTGCTGAACGCCTATAGCAGCGACGAGATGAAGCAGCGGGCGCTGGATCTGCTGGCGATCGAGCAGGACTACCAAGACCAGCTTGAGGATCTTCGTCAGCGGCATGAAGCCGGCGACGTGTCGGATTCGGCGTACGAACGCGAGAACGACATCCTCGAAAAAGCCTTGGAAAAACGCCGGGCCATGCAGGAGAAGTACTACGAAGATGTCGACAAGCTGCAGCTGAACGGCGCGGCCGGCTTCCTCAGCGGCTTTGCCACCCAGGCCGAAGCCACGATGGACCTTTACGGCAGCATGCAGCAGGTCGGCGCCGATACCTTGGCCAACCTGACGGATGCTGTAACCGAGTGGGCCGAGACCGGAAAGCTCGATATCGAGGGCTTCGCCTCAACGTTCATTCAATCCATGGGCAATGCGCTTCTATCCTTCGCCGCCGCGCAGGTAGCCATGGCTGCCCTGAACGCCTTCGTTTCCATGATCGGTGTTCCCTTCGTGGGTCCAGCGATTGCACCTGGTGCTGCAATCGCCGCCGCCGGCGCCGCTGGTGTGCTGATGTCCGCTGTTGGCGCCTCACTGGATGGCCAGGCGCACGACGGCATTGATTACGTGCCGGCTGATGGCACCTGGAACTTGAAGAAGGGCGAACGGGTTACCACCGCCGAAACCAGCGCGAAGCTTGACCGCACATTGGATAGCGTGGCGAAAAACTCGACCCAGCCTGGGGCGCTGAAGATCATCAACAACGCGCCTCCGGTTCGTGCTCGCCGGGAGATGTCCGAAGGCGAATTGGCAGTAATCCTTGACGCTGCTGAGGACAGGATCGCCAGCGGATTCGCCCGCGGTACAGGCAAGGTGAGTCGGGCAGCCGGTGCAGCCTACGGACTTAGGAGGGACCCGAAATGACGGCACTGGAAATTGTTTATGCCTCAGGAGGGGATGACATCGTCCCCACGCTGGAGATTTCCTGCCCCGCCTGGGACAAGACGCTTTACCTAGTGCAGGACTTCGAAGACTTACGGGCCACGACCGAAGCCGGCAAAACAGTCACGTTCCTGGCCTCGGCCATCGACGTGGCTTTGCCAGCCAAGGACAACAGCGGGGCACAGACGCTGACCTTCGTCATCGACAACGTAACGGGTGAAGCGCAGCAACTGATCGATGCATCACTCGAAGCCGAGGCTAGGGTCACCATCGTTTACCGCGAGTACCTGTACAGCATTCCCGGCGAGCCCGCTGACAGGCCATACCGGATGACATCGTTCGGCGGGACCATGGATGGACCTACGATCCAGATCGAGGCCGGCTATTACGACCTGATCAACATGATGTGGAACAGGTTCCGCTACACCACCGATTTTGCCCCAGGGCTGACATACCTTTGAATGGTGATTTCCATGACCGAAGCATTCGTCGTCAATCAATCAGGCGAAAGCCTTGACTCCACCTTTGTTGGGGGTGACTTCACCATCAACTTGGGAGGGAGAAAGGTCGTCTCGCACCTAGAGGAATCCGGGGCGGCTGCAGAGGTTCTGGCCGACTTCAAAGAGTTGATGTCGGGCCTGGAACGGCTCAGGGCTCTTGAGATCAGCGTCCGCACGAAGGTTGAAATGATAAAGGGGCGTTGGTGGGATGTTTCCGATGAGACTGGTGTAGCAGGGGAGCTCCACGGAGCAATCACGGAATTACTGATCGAGCTTGAAAGCGAGAGCAAGGCAAGGCAAGAAGCCGAGGCCTCAGCCCTCGCTTAAAGTCTCACGCCTCGCCGCGTATTTCCTTCAGGCGCTGCTGGCCCGAAGGCATGATGTGAGGGCTAGCAGTCCATCTGAATCGATAGCGACCAGTCACGAACTGAGTGACCCGGAAGTTTGCCATCCCTGTTTTCGAAAGAGCTTCAAGCGCCTGAAAAGTCGTTGACTCCTCAAGGTCTTTTAGATTTATGCCATTTTCTGCTTGCCTGGCCACCACCAGCAGAGCGTTATCAATATCTGATGCATAGATACTCAAATCAGACCTCCTAGGTCATTCATTGCCAAAGTACGCGAACAGTTCGAGGCTGCTCGCGGCTGAGCGATAAATCCATCTTCATGCAGGCGCAACGCTACTATGTAGCATCCGGCCTGTGTTACTGGCTATTTGGCCAGCCAAGAGCACGCCATGTACGACAAATATTTCACCGCGACGTATGAAGACGGGGCGCGGGGTGAGGTCGTGGGCGGCCGATATCTGCTCGACTGCTGGGGCCTGGTCCTGGCTATCCGCGAGGAAGTGCTTGGCCTGCCGCCTCTGCCTTCTTTCGGGCCAATCGACCGCCGGGACCTTCGCTCATCCGCCAAGGCCTATGCCAAGTACTCCGACCTGATGCCAGTTGGGCCACCAGTTCCTGGGGCAATTGCCGCCGTGATTCATGGTGGGCTGTGCACACACGTCGGTGTCGTCGTCCTGATTGACGGCGAGTTGCGGGTCTTCGAGACCAACCCCGTTGCAGGGGTAACCAACATGCGCTTGATCGACTTCGAGCGATCCTACCCAAAGGTCAAATACCATCGTGATCGAGATCTTCCCGAGCAAGCTTGAAGGCGGGCCGCTTGAGCGCCATCCGTTGGAGCAGGCCACTACCCTCGAGGCGTGGCTGAAGGCCAAGGTCAAAGGTTACGAGCCAAGGCCGGTACCGCCGATCAGCATCCTGGTGAACGGCGAACTGGTTGTGCCGTCCGCCTGGTGTGAAACTGAGGTTGGGCCGGATGACCAGGTGGCAATCTACATCGAGCCAAAGGGCAGCTCTCTCAAGACCATCTTCAAGCCTGGCCCGCTGGCCAAGCTGTTTGGCCTGGGCAACCCTTTCGACCCGGTTAAGCCGGCCACGCCCAACATGCAGAACCGGAGCTCGAAGGAGCTGAACCTGTCGACGGTGAAGGGTAACCTGCCCGCACTGAATGATGTGATCCCAGAACTGGCAGGCTCGCCGAAACGGTTCCCGGACCTGCTGGCGCCGGTTCATCGATACTTCGGTGATCCCGCCGAGCAATGGGCGGAATTGCTGTTGTGCATCGGCAGGGGCAAATATCAGGTGTTGCCCAGCGATATTCTGGTCGGTGACACGCCGATCGCTTCCCTTGGCGGTACCGCCAGCTACGCGATTTATGGCCCTGGCGAAGACTTGGCCAGCGAGACAGCCGCCCAGTGGTGGCATAGCGCAACCGAGGTTGGGGCGACCAACACCGGCAATGCCGGGCTCACGCTGACTACCACAGTTGCAGTGCAGCAGCAGTTCTCTGGCAGTGCCGTTCAGGCGAGTGACTTTGTGATCACAGTTCCGGAGGGGGCAGGGTGGTTCCCGGCCGGCTGGGCGGCCGGCATGATTGCTCGCATTGAGGTGCCTTACTCGTACACCTTCACCGCGCCCGCCGATGGTAGCGCCACGGTGATCAGCGGCAAGCACCTGCCTATGCTGCTGCCCTTTGTTGGCATGAAGATCGAGATCACCGGTGCCAACGACGGCGAGTATGTCGTGGCCACCTACGACCCGGAGGTGCCAGGCACTCCGGAAGTGCCTGGTAGTGCTTCCATGGTGACCGGCAGCGCAGCGCCGAACCGCTTCAACTTCGATGTTGTGCCGCTGAGCTTCACCGTGACTCGCGGCGCGAGCACGTTTCCCGTGACGCTGAACACGGCCACCACCAACCTGGCCGGCTTGGTGTCGGCGGTGAACAGCGCATTGGCTGGTACGCCGCTGGTGGCCAGTGCTTCTGCTGGTCTGCTGCGTATTGCCGAGCAGACCGCGCCATTCAGCGGCGTTGGGCTGGGCCTTACTGGAACGACTTCGGACATTTTCGGGGCCAGTCCGGTGTTCGTAACCGGCACCAAGTCGGAAGCTGCGACTGATGGCCAGTTCGCGAAGATGACCTTGGCATACGACGGCGGTGCGCCGGTTATCGGCCTGCAGGTCGGGGAGTTGCTATCGACCATCGGCTACCGCGACCTTCGGTATCGCATCACTGCCGTTTCCGACGACTCTGAGGATGATGATGAAGACACTCCGGAAAACGAAGCGCACGGGCCGTCCGCCATCACCGTCGCACGCTTGACTGACACCGGCGCCGTAGATGACGAATGGGAAGGTTTCGACCCGATCGAAACCAATGATGTGAACATCGTCCTTGATGGCTCAACCACCGAGGGCGACTGGTCTGGTCCAATTGCTGCGTTGCCTGAAGGAGAGGTAACCCGGCGTATTGAGGTCGATCACTTCTTCCCGCAAGGCCTTATTCGCTACACGGACAAGAACGGCAATCCGCGCCAGGTAAGTGTGAAGGTAGAGACCCAGTACCGAGATATTGCCACCGCAGGCGCTTGGACCTCAGTCACGGCGACGTATACCGCCACATCTCCTGATCAGATTGGGTTCACTCAGAAAATTTCCATTCCGGCCGCCATGCGTCCAGAGGTTCGCACGCGGCGTATTGGTGAGGAGTCGACCAGCTCCAACAAGCAGGATCGGGTCCAATGGTTTGGCCTGCGCGCCCGGATCGAGCGAGCGCCGCGGCGCTATGAAGGCGTCACGGTCATGGTGGTGTACATCAAGGGCAGCAACCGGCTTTCGGCTCAATCCCAGACTATGGTCTCGGTCCGGCCAACCCGGGTGCTGCCGGTGCGTAGCGGAGGCGCTTGGGCTGTCGAAACGCCCACCAGGGACATCGTGCCGTGGCTCGCTCACGTCGCTCGCAGCATTGGTTATACCGACGACGACCTTGACCTGGCCGAAATGGACCGCCTAGATGCTATTTGGCGGGCGCGTGGTGACAAATTCGACCTTGAGGTGAATGGCCAGGAAACGGTGCTTGAGGCGCTAAACACTGCACTGATGGCCGGCTTTGCTGAGTTGACCATAGACCGTGGGCTGATGCGCCCAGTGCGTGACGAACCTCGGTCGGTGTACGAGCACCTGTACACGCCGCAGAGCATGGTGGCGAGACTGGTCCGTAAGTTCACCACGGTTCGGCCAGACGACTACGACGGGGTAGATGTCGAGTACATGGACGAGGACACCTGGCAGAAGGAAACAGTGAAGTGCCGACTGCCTGGTGACCAAGGCCTGAAGACCGAGAAGATCACGCTGAGAGGGGTGATTAACCGGGATCGGGCTTGGCGGATCGGGATGCGTCAGCGGCGGCGGTACAAGTACCAACGTCACGGCTATACGTTCTCCACGGAACTCGCCGCGATGAACAGCCGGTACAAGAGCTACTGCGCCGCCTCCGACGACATACCTGGATACGGACAGAGCTCATTGCTGATCGACTTTCAGGAAGGCAATGACCTGACCTTGTTGGAGAGTTCGGAGCCGCTGCCTTGGGAAGAGGGGGCCAACCACGTTGTTGGCCTTCGCCGCCCAGATGGCACGCTAAGCGGCCCATGGCCGGCAACCCGGGTCGACGAGACCAGGCTGACGGTTCCTCAGCTCGACTTCGTTCCGGATCTGTCGTGGGACATCGAGCCGCCGCACCTGCAGTTCGGCACAACTACCCGGTGGAGCTACCCGATCCTGATCGAATCCATCACGCCGAACGACTTCACCGCCGATGTTGAGGCCGTGAACTACGACGTGCGGGTGTATGCCGACGACGATAACTTCGCTCCGACCTGAGGAATGGCCTGATGCTTTCGATACCTGACGACCTTCCGTTGCCGTTGCGCGAAGGGTATGGGTTCGCACCGGTGAGCCCCATCGAGCGAACGCCGCTGGTTACCGGAAGGGCAATGCAGCGGCGGCGCTACCGGACGGTTCCCACCCTGGTGAACGTCTCTTGGATGTTCACGGCCACCGAGGCAAAGCTGTTCGACGGTTGGCGCAAGTGGGGAATCAAGTGGGCGGATTGGTTTCTCTGTCCGCTCAAAACCCCGCTGGGACTCCAGCCGACCCGGGCCCGGTTCACGGATACGCCGGTGGTGCCGGAGCTGGTCGGCGTCGATCTCTGGCGCTATACCGCCGAGCTCGAACTGTTCGAATTGCCCATCGTCGACGAGGCGGAATTCACCTCTCTGCTTGCCGGCATGCCGATCACGGTAATGACCGCCCAGCTCCGCGCCTTGCTGGAACGCTGGTACACCAAGTCTTGGCCAGGCGCCACGGCTACCTAATTCTCTGCCCACTTCGGTGGGCTTTTTTTCGCCTGGAGTAAACATGAGCGGAGCAGAAGATCTCGCGCGCTTGACACAAACGATCGACACGGCAAACGAGTTATTCCTGTCCGAAGAGATCAAGATGGTGGATGTCGGGGGAGGGGTGCAGCGCCCGACGAATGCGAAGGTGCTGGCTGACCTCTCGACGCAGATGAGTGGGGCGCTGATCTACACGACCGTTGCGCTCGGCCTGGCCGGCACGCCCGACCAAGGTTACTTCAGTGTTGCATCTGCCGCCGTTGACGGTTACGTCACTCTTTACCGAAACGATGGCGGGACGGCGACCTTCATGGACGAGTATCCCAACATGACGGCGCTGCGAAACATCAGCCAGTTGGTCCAGGCACAGTCCGTCAATGCGCCTGAGACTCGAATTCTCGATGTCGTTGATGACGAAGGTGGTGGCAGCCATCTGTCACTGACCAGCAAGCGTCTCGCAACGACTGCCTTTGAGATCGCAAATGACAGCATTCCGACGGTAATTGCTACTGATGATGGAAGCGTCATCGTCTACGTCGACGACAGCCGGATTATTGTTGGGGGCGAGCTTGAGGGCGAGCGCACCGATATGCCGGGTACGTTCTCCACTGATGCTGAGGGCGGTTTGTTGCCGCAACCTGGTGCGCAAGAGGAGGATTCTCGAATCCCGCCTTTTAACTTGGGCCTGATGTTCTCGCCCTTGATAGTCACCTCGGACCTCTATGATCAGAAGCTCTACGTCCAGAACATGCTGCCGCGCCGGCAGGACACTACTTTGGTAGAGGCGAGCGTGGCCAGCACCACCACGGCAGCGAGTGAAAAGGGCGAAGTGCTGACAATCAGCGGCGAGAAGTACGGTTCGGGCGCAGTGCTCAACTTACGCGACCTCGAGTCGCCCAGCACCCGGCGCTTCATGCCCCTGACGCTGAAGAACGTCCCAGTGCAGACGGTACCCCTGAGCCCGAAGATCCTGATCATCGGCGACTCGATCTGCAACCGGCAGGGCGGCTACTTCCTCAAGCAGTGCCTGCAGGCCCTCGGCCTGACGCCGCAGTTCATCGGCACCATGAAGGGATCGGCGGTGGCCAGCAACGCGGGCGACACCACGGGCGAACTTGGCGAGGCGCGTGAGGGCTGGGAGACCGGCGACTACACGAACGCCATCACCGATCGCGCGATCATCCTGCCGCCTGGGCAAGAGGATGCATACAAGGAAATGTCCAAAACAGACCAGCGCGACCGCAACCCGTTTGCGCGTGCTGCAACTGGCAGTGACCCATCATCGATCGTCCGGAATGGCTATGTGTTCGACCCGGCGTTCTATCAGTCGAGATTCGGCCTAGCAACGCCTGACATCGTGCTACAGGGCTTGGGCACCAACGATGTTCGCGACCGTACCGCAGCAACGATCTATGGGCATGTCCTCAGCAATGACACGATCATGCATGACCAGATCCGCGCGGCCTGGCCGAACGCGAAGATCATCCGGTTTGTACCTGGCACCGCCGTGAGTGCGGACAGGAACGCGCTTTGGACCAGCCATTACCTGCCGCTGATCCGAGCCATGCAGAAGTCGATTGCTGATCGAGCTGATGCGAAAACCATCCTGGCGCCGCTCTGGGCGCTGACAAACCCCGATGTGGGTTACTCCTTCTCGGCTGCCGGCGCCGCTGGCGAGGACGGCTTCTATGCCGTCGACTGGTCGGACCCTGTCCACCCGTGGCAGGCCTCCCGTATCGCGACTTTCCAAGCGCTGGCGCCCTACATCGCCGCTGCTGCACTCAATCTGATCTGAACAGAGGAACATTCATGGGTATCAAGCTGATCGCCAAAGACACCGTTGCACCGTGGAATTCGAAGGTGATCCCACCGGTCACCCGTGGCCTGGAGGGATGGTTCACCTTCGACACCGATGCCAGCCGCTTCTCCAGGAATCGCGCCATCAACAAGCCTGACGCCGAGGTCATTGGTGCCCCGGTGGCATTCTCAACCCACGGGCGCTTCAAGGGGCTGCTCAACTTCCTGAAGACCCAGATCCCAGATAGTGTCGAAATGACCATCCTGGTTGTTGGCAAGGCGGTGGCTACTCCCCCGAACGCACCAGGCGGCGGCCCAGATACACCGTACTACGCAGGCGGTTTCGTTGGTCAATCTGTTGACCCTACTGCCCCCGGCCTGGGTTACGGCATTTCGCTGTTCCACGGTACTCCCGATTCTCTGACTGGGAATGGGGGGCGCCTTAACACCGCTGGTACTGGGCCGACTTCTGCATCGGCCACCTTGACCGGTGAGGTGCCAACCAACTGGGGGCTTCGTTCTGTGCGTGCGAGCAACACCCTTACCGAGACCTTCAACCTGACGCGTAACGTCAAGCTTGCAGGCAGCGTTACGACCAGACGAGTGCTCAGCGACTCAGTGATTCGTATCGGCGGTGCATCGCAGACCTTTGGCGGGGAAGTGGATATCTCTGCTGTCGCCATCTATTCGGCAGCTCTCACCGACGCGGAAATGGCGCTGGTTGCTGAAGCAATGCGCAAGCGAACGACCCGCCTGGGCATCTCTGTGTAACCCGATTTGCAGGATCACAGGCCGCTTCGAGCGGTTTTTTTGTGCCTGAAATTCATGCAGCCCGCCGTGTGCGGGCTTTTTCTTGCTTGGAGGAACCCATGCGCACATCGCAACGTGGCTTGAGCCTCATCAAGTCATTCGAGGGCCTGCGCCTGCAGGCCTATCAGGATTCAGTCGGCGTCTGGACCATCGGCTACGGCTCCACCCGGGGCGTTAAGGCCGGGATGAAGATCAGCAAGGAGCAGGCGGAGCGCATGCTGCTGAACGACGTGCAGCGGTTTGAGCCAGAGGTGCAGCGCCTGGTCACGGCACCGCTGAGCCAAAACCAGTGGGACGCCCTGATGAGCTTCACCTACAACCTGGGCGCGGCCAACCTCGAATCGTCCACGCTCCGACGGTTGCTCAATGCTGGCAACTACGCAGCCGCTGCCGAGCAGTTCGCGCGCTGGAACAAAGCTGGCGGGGAGGTGCTGGCCGGCCTGGTCCGCCGGCGGGCCGCTGAGCGAGATCTGTTCCTGGGGGCGGCGTGAACGGCTGGGTGCTGTCGGGAGTGGCGGCGCTGTTGCTGGTATCCCATTGGGCGGCGTACGAACACGGTCGATCGGTGGAACTTGCCCAGTCTGGCCAGAAATCAGCGAAGCGGGACAGCGGCGATCGACTGGCAGAAGTGATTGGCGAGCGCGCGGCGCGTCTGGAAGAACACCGGAGCGCAGATGCGCAGCAAGAGGCGAGGGTAAAAGGGCATGAAGAAAGAACCATTGCTGATGCTGGCGCTGCTGATGCTGATGCTGCTGGTCAGCGGCTGCGCAGTGAATCCACCCGGTTCGCTGCCGCCGTCAGTTGCCCCGGCCCGGATACCGCCGCTATCGCCCGAGGCCAGGCAGCCACCCGCGCCGCCCTGGTGCTCTCTGACCTGCTCGCACGGGCTGATGCTCGAGCGGGAGAACTGGCGAAAGCTTATGACCAAGCCCGAATAGCAGGTGATCTATGCGAGGCGTCCTATAATGCCCTGATCAAGTGATCGGGGCAGGGAAGTGGACAAGCGCACCTTCATAGGGATGGTTGAGGCCGGCGAGCCACTGATTCAGCAGGCTGTCGACGCCCTGCGGGAGTATCACCAGGCCCAGGATCGCAGCGCGCCGGCGGAGGAGATCGAGCGCTTGCGTGTACTGGCTGAGTCGCTGTTCCAGGTGGTGGCCGATTACCAGCTCCGCGTCATCGCCAAGGCGAGAGGCAAGGATTTGCCACCTCTTCACTGATCCGCTGACCGGCAATTGCCCGCGACCGATTCCGCCTATACGATACTGTTTATCCATACAGTATTGGTGCCCTATGTACTTCCTCCTCGTTCGCCGCCGTGTGAATGGCGTGGCCATCCCTACGAATCAGCTCGGCAAGATCACACCCATCCGGGCCGACATCCACATCGGCGACCACCACAGCGAGCCGCTGGGCCGGGTATCGACCCAGGCTTGGGTGTTCAACCCGTCGCCTGGGCCGGACATCATCCCGCGGCTGCACGATGCCAAGGTCAACGGCATGGCCCAGCTCGGCATCAACATCAACGGGGTGGAGGAGGTCGACGGCGTGCTTTACGCGCAGTCCTGGTGGTGCAGGGCAGAATGATGGCCGGCATACCGAAAGCGTGGCTGGATGAGCTGAACGACCAGTTTTCATTGGTAACCGATCCAGACGGACGCGCCGCTGTGCTCGATGAGATGGCCTATGCCGCTCACCGCCGCCGAGAAGTCAGTTCGGAGAACCTGGTCGATATGCTGGAGCTGTCCGAGGCGGCGCGGCTTTGGGCGCTGACAGAGCACGAAGAGGCCTATCACATCGGCCTGTTCAAGTACGAATCGTGGGAGAGGATGGGGAGTGATGAGCCTGGCCGGATCATCGTTGGCAGAACGCCAGGGTGGGGGTGCTGAGGCTGTCTAAAACTGCTCGAAAGCTTCTCGGTTTTACTGGGTGAAAGTCGCTGAAACTGGCCGAACCGTATTAGACAGACCGGAAGCGTAGGCCGCTTGTGGCGCGGCCTGAGCCTCGAATCTCACGCTACTGCTGCATCATCGGGGTGTGTGCGGAAAGATCTGAGATTGCTTTATTCATCAATGGCTTAGAAAGTAGGTCTCAACATTGTGGGGCAAATTTGGGGCGTTCTGTGTTGCGTTTGGCGACGCCGAGACCCACCGGATTTTAAAGTCGCATAGGTTACCACGGGTGCCGGTCAGGCAGTACCGGGCAACCGTGGTGAAGGCATATTGACACCATGTGCCCCCTGTGGAGAATTGCGCAACTTGATCATCAGGGATGGCCTGCCTCATTCACCTGCGGTGGTACCTGGCCCGGTAAACATCTATTGCAAGGTTGATTAGAGCAGTG